AGTTGCTAAGTCAGTATCTGATACAGATAAAAAGTATGGACTCCTTGTATTAATTATTCCCATTTGTTGTAAATTTTAGTAGTTCTTCAACATCTAATTGATATGCTTTTATTATGTCTTTATCTAAATTAGTAAATGCTTTTTTAAATGGCTTTGTAAAAAACAAACTTGGTTTAATACCATTAAAGAATATACTTCTTGCTACTAAAAACTGTAATGTTTTTCTTGGTAAAAATTTACCATCTTTACCTCTTACACCTTTAAAAAAACTACTATTCCTTACTATCCATTTATCCATTTTGTTTGGAGGTGGCATACCTTTTAACCCTCTTTTACCACCTTTAGATTTATAACTAAATGGTGTGTTGTATTTCTTCTTTATACCACTTACACCCTTGTCTTGAAATACACCATAATCCTCCATTAAGAATTTTAAAGAAAAACTATTTGGACTTACATTTAGTTTATGGTCTAAACTATCATAAAGTTTCTTAGAACTATTCTTTTTACCCTTTGTTAGATTCGTTCTTGATTGTTGAATAACATACTTAGCAAATCTATTCAGCTCTTGTTGTACGTTCTTTAACATATATTAATATCATTGTTTACAAGCACATCAAATGTCATTGCCCAACCAGCCATTTCATTTTCAAACCTATCATAAAAAGGTTCTAAACTAGGATTGCCATCTAACTGGTATAAGTCTTGGTGTAATGTACCACCTCTTAATACTTGTGATAGTTTGTTAAGTACTGCTAATTGTGTGTTAAGTATATCTTGTTCGTTGTCGTTACCCCTAAAAATATCAACTACTGCTTCTTTCGAAACATCAACAATATCCATAGACAAAATAGATAGGTTAAAACGTAATACATTATCTTCGTTATTTACATTATTTACAATGATGTGTGATAAAGGAAATATAGTTTGTTTGCTTAGATCAATCTTTGTAATATCTCCAGTAGTAACTGTATTTACATTTACATCTGATAATAATTGATTCTTTATTGTTTCCGTTACTTGATAAAATCCTTTCATCTAAAATTTACTTTTAATTTGTTGTGCTTCAATTTCTGCCTTTTCTTTTGTGAATGATAAAAAGGTAAAACATTGATGTATATTTAATTTAGTGATATCTTCAAGTTTTCTAACATCTCCTCCAGCGAGACTAAAAATTGATGAGTACCATCCCCACTTTGCTCCGAAATTAGCTGCTCTTGAATAATCTCCATCTGTTCTTGATTGCTGGAATAAAGAATCGTATGCTTCGATAACTCGATCCCTAAATTGTAGAAAAAAAAAAGACTACCTATTGCTGCACCCAATGGCATAGCTTTCATCTTCTCTGAATCATCAGCAGTATATTCTTCTATGTTATATTTACCAGCTCTACTTGTTACAATTGGTCTGTATAATACATTCATTGCAATATGCATTTTCTGCCAATCAGATGCATTACCATCCAAGTCTACATACTCTCCTAAAGACATTTCATCTAAGTCTGGTATAAAACCATACTGAGTACCATTTAGTGTAAACTTGTCTATGTGTGTTGGTGTTTCGTTTAACATCTCTGTTAAGATATCTACTATTGCTTCAACACTTGACATCTTTAATTTATAACTATCAGATAAAGGAATACCACAAAAGATTTCTATCATCTTTGCATTTAAGAAGCTACCTTCTTGATTCTCTTGTGCTACTTTCAAGAACTTCTGATATTGTCCTAAAGTAATCTCATTTAATGACGTTGGTACATTTATCTCTATATTCATAATTATATAATACTTTTTTGTTAATGTTTTATAAAAAAACCCTTACAATTTTCATAGGCTTTTGTAAGTAGTAAATAATGATTAGGTTTTGTTGGCTTTGCAATCCTTACTTGCTTTCCAGTTCTGTGATGTATAAAGCACTCTACAATTGCAATCATCTGTAAATTATTCATCTATCTTATAAAGTATTTACCAGCATTTGGATTCTTTAACTGAGAAGATATTGCGTAACGTGCTGCATCAATACAATGGTTAAAAGCATCAATTGGTTTGTTAATAGTGTTACCCTCTCTGTCTTTCATCCAAGTATAGCTTTGTAATTCTTTGATGAGGTTTTTACTTCTACTTGTTACAAATATTTTGTTTTGGTTTATTAAGTTGATCCCATATACAATTGAATCTTTACCCTTTGTACAAGGTAGTATCTTATGTCTGTAACTCTTTAACTCTGCTATTGATTTTGGTTCTGCACTATCAGCATATATTAACTCTTGTATATTGTTTTGTTTTAATAGATTTGAGATGTCTATGTTTAGTAATTTCTTTTGGTATATTACCTCGTCAAAGATATAAGCATCATTGTATTTGTATAAAGCTATTAATGTAGTTGGGTCTGCACTATAACCAAAGTCCATTCCGTAACATAATAACCTTGCTTCTGCTGGTAGTGTTATCTCTTTCCAATCTGGAATACATACACCTTCTAAACTTCCTATTTGACCAAGTCCATATACTCGCCACCAGTTGCTCCAATATTCTGAATCCTTTGCTTTATCTTTTGCACTCTCTATATCTTTTACAATCGTTTCTGGTAGAGCTTCATTGTCTTTGTATGTTAATGTAATAAAGTCTGCATCATCGTTGCCTACAACCTCTTTATGTGCCCAAAAATTAGCAGTTGGATTAAAGTCAATCCAGATATCTCCAGATGTTCTTATACTTAATTGTGTGTATGCTTCAAAAGGTACATTGTTTGCTTCATTCACATACAATACATTTCTTCTTGCTCCTCTTAGTTTATCTGGTTGTTCAACACTAAAAAATTCTATGTAACTACCATTTGTAAATGTGTACTTTAAAGACGATCTATTCCATTGATTATCTCTGAACCTATTGGTTGCTACCATAATTTTTAAGAAATCTTTCATTGCCCCGCGTCTCAAATGCGGTATTGATTCAGATACTACACTTGTTTCAAGCATAGGTGTTCTTATACATCTATCAATAAGTATAGGTAGTATACCAAATGTTTTACCAGCTGATGTACCACCTTGTATTACTTTCTTTCTTTTCTGTAACTTATAAAGTTTCTTTATTGCAGTTGTAACTTGAAACACTAATCTAAATCAAATAAAGGTTGCTCTGATGTAATTGATATATCTTTTGTTTCTTTTGGTTTACCAGCATAATAGTTATAAAACATTTGAACGTATTTAAAATTACCTTCTTCAACTCCTTTTTCAAGTGCTTTAAATGCTTTTGGTTCTAATGGTGTAAGTCTTTCGATCATTTGTACTTCTTCTGATTTACTTTTACGACCAGCACCTTCTCTTTTTCCTCCTCTTTTATTTTCTAACATTTGAAATAATTTGATTATTCATATAATTATATAATAAAAAAAACCTAACATTTTACTGCTAGGCTTTAAATTTATATTTGTAATGCAATTACTGTTACTATAATTGAAAATGCTATTAAGGATGCAACTAAAAAAAAGGTAATCAATCCAAGTAATGTTGTTGATTTATTCTTCATATCTATTGTTTTTATTACGTTCTTTAATCTTCTTAATTTTCCACTCTAAATATATTTTGTAAAGAGCTAAAGTATCATCAGCTAAACCTATTGCGAACCAAATTAATGCAAAGTATAAAACCCACTCTACTACATTTATTGTTATTACTGTTTCCATATCTTATTTGTTTTATAAATAGTCATCACACTGTACAATTGTATAATTGTCTGATGTGTACCATTGTTTTACTTTTGCTTCTTCTAATGTATAACAACCATCAATATCTCTTTGGTTGATTAATCTGTCTCTGTAACTACTTGAGTTCTCATAAGTTCTTTCATAACTATTTTCTCTACAATTACAAATTTCTTCTTCTGGATCGTTACAACTTAAAAAAGTTATTAGTAACAATAATATTATTTTATTCTTCATTCTTATACTTATCTTTTAGTGTTATAAAGTGATAATCTGTTTTACTTAGTTTTAAATTAAGTAAGTCTTGCTTCACTTCTTTTCTTTTATCTGATACTGGTAATTTATCAACCAGTTGTTGTAGCTTCTGTATTAGTTTCTTTCTGTACATATCTTATTTGTTTTCAAGGTTAGTGTACCATCCACTATTTAGCTCTTCATTCAATCTATGCTCTCCTTTATTTGTGAAAAACTCTCTCTCAAACTCTCCAAAGGTATGGAAGTCTTTTAATTTATCAACACACTCTTTAACTGTTTCTCCGTTTGTCCAAGTCTCTCTTGAACCACATTCACTTGTAATGTAAAGTTTGTATTTTTTCATATCTATTTGTTTTTAATTATTGTTGTTTCTCAATTCATCTCTTATATCTTGTAATAAATAACCTATTACGCACAAATAAGCAATAATAGAAATTCCAAATATAATATTTAATTCTTCCATATCTTATATTAATTTATTGTTTAGTTCTTCTATCCATTGTCTTAATCTTCTTTTATTACAAGTGCAAGGTTCACTATATTTATGGTTAAAATACTTTGAATGTAGCTTACACATTATCTTAAAATCTTCATTTGACATTGTTGATGTTGTTCTTTGTTTAACACCATTCCAGATAATTTTATCTTCTACCATAGCTCAATATCATTTAATTGTTCTTGTCTTTCTTTACACTTACAATCTGGATATAGTTTCTTCCATAACCATTTGATACCAGTGTAGTATGTTATTCTTTCAATAAGGTCTCCTAGTTTCATTGTTTATTTATTTTATTACTTTTATTATGTTCTTTGCAACTGCTTCTACTACATCAACTGTTACTGCATTACCACACATCTTATATCTTTGTGTATCACTTATATTTCCACTTTCTCCAAACTGAGTCCAGTTATCAGGAAAACCTTGTAATCGCTCACATTCAATTGGTGTTAATCTTCTTATTTTGTTTTTATTAATAATTCTTTCATCAGCTGAAGTTGCCGTTAAAGTTGGGGAAATACCATTTGTTTTATAAACTCTATTTGTTTTTTCAAAAACTGATTCTTTTTCAATAAATTCACAAATTTTTTTATCAAATAAATTAGATTTTATATTTAAACATTTTTTTAAGTCAAACCAATTTTCCGCATCAGGAATTGCAAAACATTTATCTTTTCTAAACCAATGCTCAACTTTTGTTTTTTTTACATTAATTTCTTTAGAAATTTGTTTTATAGACTTTATTCTGTGTTTTTTCAAGAATTGTTGCAATTCTTTAGCATCTATTTTATGTTTTCTAACTTTTACAATTTCAGGAATATTATCATATAAAACTAAATTATCTTTTGTTACTTTATTATTGTAACCATCGTATATTACCGCTTGATTACAAGCAGTATCTAAAGTTTGTGCAACTCCTTTTCCAACTCTACCTCTGCGTGTTTTTGAATTAGGATTTGAATAGTTTATACTATCCCCTTCAGATGCTTCCTCATAACCTCTACTGGTTGCTGAGTTTACTAATATTTCATTAGATTTTAAATGCAATGTTGGACTATTATTATCTTTTCTCCATCTAAAACCTTCATCATATCTATAATCTCCTACTTGTAATCGTATGTTATTATGACAAGGATCAGTCAATGTTGGGGATTCATTTCTGTATTTTTTATTATATACATCTATAAATCTATTTCCTCCACCCTTTTCAACAAAAGATTCAACGACTTTTGAGATAGGAAATACTTGTCCTCCACTTCCGTCTCCAAGATATCCGACAAGGTAGATTCTCTCTCTATTTTGGGGTAGAAACCACTTTGTATTAAGCAATTGCCATTCAAGTCTATAACCCCCAATGTTGGTAAAGGCTTGGATAATTGCCCAAAAGTCCTCGCCATTGTTTGAGGAGAATGTTCCTTTAACATTTTCCCAGATAAAAAAACGTGGTCTGCATTCATCGATGAGTCGAATTGCTTCGGTAATAAGGGAGCTTCTATCTCCTCCCATCCCTTTACGTTTTCCAGCGAGACTAAAGTCTTGGCAAGGGCTTCCGAAAGTGATTGCATCGATTTTTGGTAATTGTTCTGCTCGAACATCTGTAACTGATCCGACATAAGTTGAGTTTTTAAAGTTGTTTTTATAAACGTCTATTGCATATTTGTCAATCTCTGAAAAGTATGAGTTTACTTCAAACCCAGCTTTCTCAAATCCTAAGTGAAATCCTCCAATTCCACTAAACAAATCTAAATGGTTAATTTTCATTTTATTCTTTTAGTTTTTCTTTTAATCTGTCTTTTACCTTTCTGTATGTATTATACAATGAATGATATGTAATATTGGTTTTCTTTGATAGTTCTGTAATACTATATTCATCTTGTATTAGATTGTAAACTTTTCTATCGTACCAATGTAATTTACTCAGCTCTTTTTCAACAGAATCATTTGCATCATTAAAATCAATGTACTCTCCAGATTCTAAATCAAGCACCAAGTCTAATGATATTTTGTTCTCTTTCTTCTGCTTATTCTTCATTTGTAAAAAGGTAGAACGTAAGGTTAAGTAAATGTAATAATAGTTTACTTCATCTCCGTAAGTTATATCTAATCCTTTCTTTAACATCTTGCCAATAACAAGATACATATGAGAAACAATGTCCTCTGCTTCTTCTCTGTTACATCCAAACTTTAATGTGGTGTTTATCCACTTATTATGAGATTCAAATATCTTCTCTAACATAGTAATGTGTTTGCAACAAGATAGTAAAAATAACTGGTATTGTGTAATGTGTTAATTTAATTTTATTAACACTTTTGAAAAAGGTATAGTTACCCTCAGTACATAGAAATATATTTTTATTTGATTATCTCTCAATGTTTAGGTATGAATACATACTTAAGATTTAATAGGTACTAAATAAACATATAATTATATAATAAAAAAAATATGACATTTTACAAAATTTACACAATTATTTTTAAATTAATTACCAATGCTAAAGCATCTTTTTCTTTGTTTAATATTTAATTTGTGTGTAAGCTCCTACACATTCATTGTACCACCAGTCTATCTCTTTCTTTATTTCATCTTCTGGTTTCTGACCAAAAACACTTTTAATTATGTGTTTGTTAGTTAGTCCTTTATAATAGTTATCGTACCTAAAGAAGTAAGCTGGAATCCACTTATCTAGCTTCGCTTGATTTTCCCAATCCCAATCTAAAGTATCCCACTCTGTATAACTAACTTTTCTGTACTCAGAAGGATGTTGAACTTTTTGAACCATTTGTTTTTTAGTTTTATTAGTTAAATTACCAACATTAAAACGTGCCTTGTACAACTGTTGTAGGTAATACTACTTAATGTAATACCATCCACTTTCTTTTTCTTTTTTTAGTTTTTCCTCTGTAGGTTTCTTTTTAAACTGCTTAATAGTTTTAACGTAATCGTCGTAGTCTTGCCACTCTATTATCTTATCAACTAATTGATTCATAGTTTTAGCAGTTAAATAAAGTTCTTGGTTTTTTCCTCTTGTAATTTTTAATTTAATGTCCATATTTATTAATTTTAGTTATTATTTATCCGTACTACCTACAACAACGTGTATAGCACATTAAAACGATACCATACACAATCCGTTGTATTACCAATGCATACCCTCCATTGATGTACCACATTCTATTACTTCACATTTGTCTTTGCTTTTCCATTCCCAAGACTTTACTCTTAGATTTACCATCTCATAAATCTCATCTCTTTTATTGTCTGGTATGGTATCTATTAACAATGCTAAGGCATCTTTTTCTTTGTTTAGTATAATTTGTTTAATAGCCTTTGTTTTGTTCTTTAAACGTTCTAATCTAGCTCTTTCTTTTCTTATTGTTTCTTCTTTCTTGTCATCAAAGTAAATATCATAAACACTTCTAAACCTTGTAAAGCTATCGTAGTACACATCTATCTTTTTTAAAGCGTGAAATATACTTGACCTATTTCTTTTAATACCTTTCTCAGCAAACCAGTCTGATATCATTCTATCGTTCATTCCATTTACCTCATTCAATACTTTGTAAAGTAATGCTCTAAAAGATGCTTTATCATTTGAACGTGAGTTATCAAATATATTTAATTTGGTTATCTCACAAAAATCATTTACTAATTCTTCTGCTGCTTTTCTGTTGTAATTATATCTACTCATCTATTTGTTCCGATCCATTATTGATTAATACTTCATCTGTTACTTGTGTTATTCTTTCTTTGTCTGCTTCGTATGCTAAACATACTTCCTGGATCTTACAAAAGTCATTAAAGTCAAACTTGTTTAATAACCAATCAAGAAAGATTAGTTTGTTGGCAGTTAGCTTGTCTCCCAGCTCTTTCTCATCAACTTCTTCTATCTTGTTATAGTAGTTTATCTCTATCTCTTTTAAATCGCTTATAGTACGTCTAATGTTGTTTCTTACTCGTTGTCTAAACAAACCTATCTTCTCTGCATCTTCCAGTAAGTGTAGGTTTATAAATGAGCTTAGTATTGCTCCACTAATTTTCTCTAATTTCTTTTCTGTTAATTCCATATTTGATAATTGTAATTGTGTTGGTTATAGTATACTTTTGTTTCTTCTATCTTATTTAAAAGGTGGTGTTCAAGATAGTTATAAATGTAGTTTATCTCATCATCTGATGCATTATACTTTTCTTCTCCTTGCCAAAAGTTAGTTTCAAGCACACCTTCTTTTAAGTTTACTTCTATTAAATAATCTTCATTATCTAATTGCAGCTCTACTTCATTTGGTAGAGGATTAATAAATTGGTCTGTATTCTTGTACTCTGGTTCTATTGTTTTTACAATCTTAATTAAGTCCATCTCTTATTCCTTTTAAAGTTCTTATTTCTGCATTGTTTACCTCTATCTTTATTTGCACCTCTAGTATATCTAATTGTCTTACGATCCACCAATCATCTTTACCTTTAGCATAAGCTCTAATAATTTCTAATGTTTCTTCCATTTGTTTTGTTTTAACTGTTAAATAATATTAATACCATTGATATAAACCATAAGGTCATATAAGCTACAATCATAACCATTGCAAGTCCAAATAATAACTCTCCGAATCGTGTAAGTATCTTCTTCATAATTATACGTTAAAGATTAATCCGATTAATAATCTACCTATAAAATAGGTTGGTGCTAAAATAAATACTAATGTTTTTAATTTTTTCATCTTGTTTTTGTTTTAAAAGGGAGGTTTTACCCTCCCGTTGTTATTTGTTTTGTTTATTATTAAGTAAAAAAGATATTGCACAATGTAGATTAAGGTCTGTTACAAAATATCCTTCTGGGTCTTGTATGTACTTTACAGAAGGGAAGCCAAGTTTATTAACTTTATTATCTCTTACTGTTATTGTGTAAACTTTGTTTTTGTAGATTTTTTTAATTTGAGTTGTCATAATATTTTTGTTTTTAATTAACAATAATCAAAACTACATAAAATAAACGTTATAAAAAAACTTGTTAACATATTTTAACATTTCTTTAACATTTTAAATAAAAAAAAGAGATACTAATTTGTATCCCTTATTCTTTCTATTTCTCGTTCTAAATAGTCTTTTGCCTTTAACAAGTCTTGTAACTCATCCTTTTTCTTTCCAGCTCTGCAAATATACTTTAGTATGTTACCTCTGCTAAAATTAAGGTTAAAATCATTTACAACGTCTATTACGTCATAACCTTTACCATTATCATAGTGTACTTGTGTGCTTCTCATTTTTCGTATATTAAAGTTATTATTATTTGAAAGATACCAATGTATAATACTATATCTTCTTCATATATTTCTTCATCATCAAAAGGGTAATGTCTAACCCCAAATAGAAAACCTTTAAAAAACCCAGCTTTAATCTCGTATCTTATTAAATTCATAGTTGTATATTTTAGTGTATAAATCCCAAATAGCTTGGAACGATCCTTGTTTATTAAATTCTTTTCCTTTCATATAGTAATTACCTTTTATTCTATTGCAATACACTTTAAACATATTACCAGATACAACTGGATAAATAATAAACCCTTTTTTAAAACAATACTGCTGATGCTCATAATTACAATTTTTTAAAACAATCTTCTTTTTAATCTTTGGCATTTAATTCTTCATATATGTCTATTAACTCTAATGCTTTTTCTACACCCTTTGCTTCACAGAATCTTTTTTGTTCAAATAATTGTAGCCAATATTCCATAATGTCTTGCCTATCTCCATTTGCAAAGTAACTATCAATACAACTTCTGTATGCTATCTTTTCTTTATTTCTACAAAGTTCCTCTGGTAACATAATCTTCTATGTTTTCTGTTTGTAAATAGTCATAGTATCTTTCTGTTGCAATATCTAGTTTTCTTTTACCACTATCAATAAAGTCTTGTGAACATTTAAAGATACCAACATCAAGTGTACTTTTATCAACTACAATAAATTCAAAGTCAAATGCTCCAAACAATTCTAAATACAATGCAGCTTGTAAGTCATAAGAAAAATGATGTGCAGACCTTTGAAATGATTTTATATCAGCAGTTGTTTTTAAATCTATTACAACACCATCTTTTAATATATCTGCTTTACCTCTAAATGCTAAATCATTATAGGTATCAATTGCTGGTATTTCAAACCTTGCACCCTCCAGTAGATTCTTCACATCAGTTACACTTCTTACTCTTTCAGATATCTTCTTTGCTTTATGATATTCTGAGTTTGTAAATACGTTGTGTGATCCAAGCTCTTGTACTGCTAGTTTATATTGCTTTGATGCTTTTGTACCTTCTGTAAAAGTTAAGTATTCTACCTTTTCTGGTTCAAGTACCATAAGGTGTATTAATTGACCATCTCTTAATGCTTGTACATTTGTTTGCTTTTCTGTTAGTGAACGATAATAAGCATAAGGAGAGTCTAAAAGTTTCTTTGATGCTGAACTTGATAATGCATTTACACCAAGATAACCATAGTAGAACTCATCATCCATCATTTTGCTTAGAATGTCTTGCTTGTCAAATACTTCGTTGTTTAATAGTTTGATTGTTTCCATTTATTTTAGTTTTATTGCTTGTTTTATATTTATTTCTGTTACTTCTTTTTTGATCCATTGTCTATTCTTGAACTCTGATGTTGCTGGTAATGATTTCTCAAACCATTTTAAATCTATTTTGTTTAAGTTAAAAAGATAGATTCCCTCTGGTGTACTATTAATGTATATTGGTACGTCAAAGTGTTTATTTGATTCTTTTATTAAAGCATCGTATTTAGGCTTTTCTAGGAGTAAAGTATTGTAATGCTTCTTTCTGCATTTTAATTCTATTCTGCTTTGTGTTTCAATATCGTAGCAATCCCATCTTGATATTGGATTTTTACTATTTACTAATGTTTTGTAATGGTTAGTTGATAGCCATTTAAATAAATCTTTTTCTTTCCAATTTTCCATAGATGCAATATAACCATAAAGTTACTTAAAATTCAAAATCGTTATTAACAAATTCTGGTAGTATGTTATCGTTTACTATAAAGCTAAATGGATCAAAACTTCTATTTCTACTTCTTTTACATTCTACAGATATCCAGCCTTTATTAATTTCATTTTTTTCTAACTTAATTTGTGTTTCTGCCTTCTTCTCTAATGCACTACCCAAATTTCCAGTTGGTTTATCACTTCCAAAGTTTTGATGTATAATTGTTAATATATGACATTCTTTTTTTGCAGTCCAAGTCATAATTTTTTGCACAACAGAATTAGTTTCTGTCATTGAATTTACATCATTTAATAAATCTGCTACACCATCAATAATAACTAATCCTATTTTATCATCATTAAATTTATCAAACAGTATGTAATCAATAAATTCTACTCTTTCAGTTGGTGTCATTGGTCTTAAAGCGTAAGTATGGTAGTTTACATCTGATTGCAGCTCATTCATTATTACTGGTCTGCGAAATACTTTCTGACAATGAAATTTACCTTGCTCTGTATCAAAATGTATTATCTTTCTACCTCTTCTATGTCCTTTTATAGTACCAGTATATTTGTTACCTCCACTTTGATATGCTGATACAAGTAAACTTATAAAAAATGATTTACCTACTTTTGGAAATGCTTGTACAAAACTAAAGTTTCCATCTGTGCCAATTGGTATTGGGTACTCTATTTCATTACCCTCAACATCTTTATCTATGTAAGAACCACAACTAAGTGATACTGGAGGGTATTTAATAACTTCTGATATATCTACATTTGCATCTTCTTCAAGCAACTGCATTAACATTCTATGTTCTTCTATTTGCTCATTCGTTTTTGTTTTTTGCGTCATCTATGTATTTCTGTATTTTTGTTTTATAATATTTACCAAGTACATTATCATTTAAGAATTTATCATTTTCTAAAACGTTTTCTGTAAATTGTAACTTAGTTTCATAATAGCTCATCATTGTCTTGTTGTAGCAAATGTATACAATTTCTCTGTAACAATCTTCAATCTTCCATTTTTTACTTTCTGCATTGCTTCCAGTGTACTTGATCCAGTTGCTTTCAACATAATCTACTCTTTTACGTTTATAACCTTTTAAAGGTGGTCTAGTACGTTTATTAAGAAGTATCTTTTTACCAATATAAACTTGTTCAGTTCGTCTGTTAAGTATTCTGTAAACAAACCCAATTGCATCTGCTGGTAAATCTTCTCTTGATTTTATTCTTTGTCCTTTATAGTTCCACATATAAAAAGTTTTAACTAAGTGTATAACACATTAAAACGTGCCATACACAACTGTTATAAACAATAAAAATTAATTGTTCTTTGCTATTTCAAGAGCAGATATTTTAGCGTCTATATCTGCAAGTTCTTGCCCTTTACTTATTACCATATAAGCATTTAAATTAGTTGTTCTGTTCACAAAGGCTAAAATTTCTTCTTTTGCTTCCTTGTAGTATTCTAATGCTTTATCAATTTTTTTATCGTCCATAATTTTTACAGTTAATAACAACGGCTATAAGTTATTGCTAAGTCCGTTGTTTAATTCAAAGTGTATTTCTTATCGGCAACACCTCATAGCCGTAATCCGTTATATGAAAGGCTTCAAATACCCATACCTATAATTTCCTATTGTAATTTTTTTTGTTTACCAATTCGCTCACTAAACATTGGCGTAATGCTATTGTGTGTCCAAGTCATTCCAATGCCAAAAATTCTAAACCATCCGCTATTTTTCGCCCTTAAACACACCCAACATATAACACCAAATAACCGTAATGTCGTTTGTGTGCTTCCTCCAGCCAATTCTCTAACGTTATATTGCATCATATCTATTTAATTTTTTGTTACACTACGTTTATTCCTACCGTTAATAAAAAAGGGAGGCTTTTACACCTCCCAATATAATTAAAATGGCAAGTCATCTGCTGCAACTGGTGCTGCTTTTTCTGCCTTTGATTCTGACTTTTGAACAAAAGATTGTAAGTCATCTGATGCATAGTATATTTTACCATTAGCAACATACTTTTTCTTTTCTCCATTCTCTCTCTGTTCTTTTGTTTGAGGGATAGTAAAAGAAACATTCTGTCCAAAGTTACCTTCTTCAAAAATAGAAAAGTTTAATTTCAGCTTCTTTAACTCTTTTCCATCTTCTCCTTTCTTTGGTACTAATTCTCTTTTTGCGTTGTAGGTTAAGATGTTCTCAAAATACTGAGAAAGTTTTTTAATTGTGTCAAGTTGTAACTCAACGTCTCCTAATAAGTAAGGTTTTTTTGCACTCATAATTTTAATTTTAATTTATAATCCAGTTGTAATTCCGTTATCAATAACACCTACAATATGTCTAAAGGTGCTTCTTTCTTGTTCGCCAGTTACATCTACTCCATTGATAAAGAATCTGTAATGGTCTTTCTTGTCTGTTGGTCTTAATTCAAAGTTATTCATATTTATTTAGTTAATAGTTCTTTTACTTCTTTTGATAATTTGTACTTTTCTTCTACCTTAGAAATGTTACCACCACCTTTTAAGTATGTCTGTACTTTCTTAAATTCAGCAGTACCTTTGTTTAACCAGCTCTTTTCAGTTGATTTAGCACCTTTTCCGTGTGTGTTTGTAGAATCTGCATCTTTTGTATCGTCTATTAAAAATAAACCATTTAAAGCATACTTACGTGCATAAGATGAACTACTACCAAAACTCTGTGCTATATCCATACCTTTTCTGTTTGGGTCTATTCCAGCTTGTGCTTTAGTATGTACTGAATCTTTACCATCAGATATAAATACTATTGCTTCAACAAACAATACACCACATACTTCTCTTACTTCATCAGAGATTGTTAATGTACATTTGTGTTTATCCAGTAAAGGTTTTACTGCTTCTAGGATATCTTCACAACTTCTGTAGTTGTACTTTCCAAAATTGTTTCTTTGGTTTTTTGGTGCTTTTAATTCTGCTTGAATCTTTCTTAATTTTTCCATTATTATTTATTTAATTATTATTTACAAATATAGTTTTTATTTTTAAATTACCAACATTAAAACGTTGGTCAACAGTCGATAAATTGCATTAAAACGCATTTTATCTTAGTGTTAGAGTGCATTAAAACGCACAATAACATTGTATAACACAAATACACTCACTAACAACCTATACATTTTTCACCTATTATTATTGCAATCCATAATCTTAGGCAAATAAAAATAAGTATTGCTATTAATATTTTGTAAAAGTATTTTTTCATATCCGTTCGTTTTACTTGTGTTATACTTAGCGTTACTCTAAAGTTGCATTTAACTTTATTATATTTTTAACTCCAGTATTTTCTTTTACTTGGTAGTTAATTAACACATCTGTTATGTTAGGGTCTTGTTCTGTATGCATTTCAATTGTATTTTTTAATGCTTCCCAAAGTGATTCGTTTACTTTCATAATTTATTTTGTAAATCTAAAATCTTTTGTGTTAATTTTAATGAACTCATTTCTCTCCATTTACCTCTTGGGTGTGTTCGGTAGTGTAATACTCCATTAATTATTTTTTCTGCGTAATACATAATATTTGTTTTAATTATTATTTGTTTCAGCAAATCTAAATATAAAAAACATATAAAAGTGTTAAAGAAATGTTAAAATTAAAAAAGAGAGCCTTTTTACAAGCTCTCTAATTAAAACAAAAATAAAAGGGAAAAGAATTGCAAAATGATATACTCAAAGATAAACTTTATTTAAGTAGTATAAAAAATTAGTTATTAACAGATGTTGCAATTAAATACAATTCCAAAAACCTATATTTATTTTTAATACTATTTACTTGTTTAATTAAATACTTATGATATATATTTTTAGGTATGAAGTAATTTATACAAATACTTAAATACTTACTTAAAAAAATGCGAAGTTATATATTTATTTTTAAATAAAAAAGTGTTTATTTAATTTTTCTTATTTTTTCTAATGTTCTTGCTCCAAAGTAACCTCCATAAACAAGCATTAGTAAGTTACCAAGTAAAGATATCCATTGCTGGTCTATTTTAAAGCTATCTAAAGAACTATCAAGTATTACATAAGTAAACATACTTAACGTTAAAAAAGCAAGGCTTAAAGGTCTTATATTCTTTGTAATATATGATTCTGCTTTGTTGTCTGATTCCCAACGTTTAGTAATTTCTTGCATCTCTATTACATCTTGTTCTAAATCAGCTAACATAGTTTCTTTGTCTTTTGCTGGTATGTCTTTATCTTTTGTGATAGCTTTAATAACCTCTATTGGATTACCTCCATCAATAGCTTCAACTATTGTTTCTCCTAAAGGTATGTTGTTCTTTACAACACCTCTCCAGAGGTTACCAAAAAATGTACCCTTGCCACCATTCTTTCTTAATTTAGGATTGCTCATTAGAATAAAATATTAATTAAGTGAAATAAACAAGGAAGGATCGTATAAATAAAGTCTTGAACTTCTGGTGTACCTTTACCTAAAAAGTCATCATAAACAACTTCTTTTATAACTGCTATAAATACAACAATAGATATTGATGCAAGTGTATTAAATACAAGTAATGATAAAAATAATATAACACTACCAACAAAAAAGTGTAGTAGTTTATCTTTTGGTATTTTATTTAGTATGTCCATATTACGTTTTGTGTTTTGTCAAAGTCTAAATCAACGTGAATAAATGTATCTGCTATTCCTATTCTTGTAAATCCAACCTCAATAAGAGCTTTAACTATTTTAAATCTTGTTATACTATCTGTTGCTTTTATATCTACTGCTAAACCTTTAATATGGCTTGAACTAGGATTCTTTATAGATAAAGGATGGTCTGGACTTCTGTATGCTGAGTTTATAATAAAAGGTATTCCAGCAAACTCTCTTGCTTCGTCTAATACAAATAAAAACTCCTTATTCATATTATCCTCAATTTCTTTAAAGTATTTACTCATTAATCAAATATGTTTATTGCTTTTAAAACTACACCTCCAATAAAGGTTAGTATGGTTACAGTTACTGCTATTTTACCAGCAGTTACTTTTTCTTTTAATTCAATTTTATCTATTCTGTTTGATATGTCTGTAACTTCTTCAACTAAACCTTTTTTATTTGTCTTTTCATCGTTCTCTAAGATGTCAGATATACGTTGATTAAATAGTTCTTGTTTGTTAAAAAAGTTAGATAAATCAGCAGCTAATCTATATTGCATTTCTGCCATAGTTTTCTGCTCCTCCCTTATCTCTGATATTATTTCTTTTTGCGTCATAACTTTAGTTTTCATCATCTCTTTTATATCCGTAAAACATATGTGCAGCAGAGCCATTTGGATAAACTCTATATTGTTCTAAATCTAATTCATCTGTACTCATAACATCATAAGCATAACCAGGATAATAAATAGGATGCTCTGGGTCTGTTGTAGCTTGTGGATTAATTACCTTACCAATATTAACAACACCTTTTGTTCCGTTTATGTATTGCATAGATGTAACACCTTCTATTGTTACTTCTTCCCAAACGTTGTTATCAATTAAGATTTGTTTGCCTTGTTGTTCTGTATCAAAAACTAATTTGTATATGTGCATTTTATATTGTTGTTAAAGATTGTAATTCTGCATCTGTTAATGCTTCTTTGTAAACTGCTAGTGCTTTTGCTTTTCCGTAGAAAGGAATACTATTAAAAACTGCTTCAAAAGATAGACCTAATAATGTGTTAGATTGAAATATACCTCCACTTAATTGTGAATCAACCTTAACACCATCAATGTAAAATGCAAAATCATTTTCTTTCCATTTCAAAGCACATCTATGTAATGTGGTTACGTCTGAAATAGTTTGATTGTGTGAAAATATAGTTACATTATTAACGATAACAAAACATCTTAAAGTTGAACCTCTGTAATATATAAAAACCCTATTTGAACTACCATCATTTAATTCAATAGTTTTTATGCCAGAATCATCAGCCAAAGCTGCTATCTCTGCATACAACACACCCTCTGTACTATTTATTAAACTAGAGTTCCCACTATTGTTTGCAATATCTTGTAGCCTAGTGTTTGTTGCTCCGTTAGTTGGAATGTACGAGGTTGCGTAGGATTGTTGTTCTAGTTGTGCGCCCCAAATGTATAATCCACTTGTGCCGTCTCCTTGATAAGCTAAATTCCTTGAAGAAGAAGATGTTAGTTTTGGTTGAATACTTATATTAAAATTACTTGTCGATATTGTTGTTAATGACACAGAACATTTATACCAATCGTTTTGTAACATATCTATTTTAGCATCAAGATAATTTCCATTTCCTATAGACCCATTAGCTAAATCAAAATTAGCATAAACATTCCCTTCTAAAAATGATGTACCTCCAAAACTTATTTGAATAATATCTCTCTCTCCTTTTTTTGCAAATAAAGATAAAGTATAAACATTATTAGATTGAACAGAAGTAATTACACTATATAATTGGTGGTTGCTATTACTATTATCTTCTATTAATTTATCAGAAGATAATATACCGTTTGGAGATATTGTTTGATTATCAGCTATTGAAATATTGCTCTTTAACCAATTTGCATTACTAAAATCCTCACTATAAGGTAATAAATTCGTACTCTGTGGCTCTAATAACCAACTTCCACAACCACTATCTGGTACTACTTCTTGACCTAGATATTCTTTTAAAGATACGTTGTCTATTGAGCCAGTTGTTGTTCCAGAGGCTCTAATCTGTAAGTTAGTTCCAGAGG